CTCAAGGAACGTCTGTTTACAAACCAGTTATTATTGAAGGTTCTAATGTTAGACTACTTACCCTAGGAGTAGTTTACAATCTCACCGCATCTGAAAATAATCCATATGCATCTCCTGGTGATTCCATTCAAATATCCAATCCAGGTTTTGAAACAGCAAATCAAAAAATTGTAATCACTGGAACAAACAATCCCAGATGGATTTTAAATCAAAATGCACCAGTTGATGCCCCAACAAACTTAGCAGTTGAAACAAAATTAGATCAAGTAAAAACTGATGTATCTGCTATTTTTGAAGACGAGCAATACTACTATATCGCTAGCTCCAGTTATCCATCATACAAAATTCTTGATGGATCTATTGTAACACAAAACGTTCAAGATCAAAAATTACTAAAAATAGTAAGAAAAGAATCTACACGAACTACAGAAATCTATCAAACTCCAAAGAGAGATGTTGGTATTCTAGTTAATGGTGTTCCAATCTATGGTTTTAGAGATAGTGAGAGTATCAGTTATGGTAACCTAGAAGAGATAAGAGTAAATACTCGCGGAAGAGGGTATGCAAAACCACCTTTTGTATTGGTAAACGGTCAGACAAATAAAGCAAGAGCATTTTTATCTGGTCAAGTGTTAGATAGAATTGAAGTTAATACATCAGAAGTATTCGTTAAAGATCCATTAATTGAAGTAACATCTGGTTCTGGTGCGATAGTAGAAGCGGTGGTAACTCGCGGTGAAATTACTAGCCTGAATATTGTCGATCCAGGAAAATATTATTCAAGTCCTCCACTTATTCAGATAAGAGACAATGCTGGAAAAGGAAGATTTGCAAATTATCAAGCAGTAGTCAATACTGAAGGCGAAATAATAGATTTTAATAAAATTTCTGGTGGTAATTTTTACACCAAAGAAAATGTTGTAGTTGATGTGATTCCAGTTGGTTCTGGTGCTTCTGCTATTCCTGTTCTGAAAGAATGGAACTTTAATAGATTTGAAAAAAATAAGAAAAACTTAGATGATAACTATGGTTATGTTTTCGAAAATTATAATGCTTTATTGGAGTATGGTTACGCGCATATTGGCAATCCTAAAGCACTAAGAGTACAATTAAACGATAATTTATCCACATCAGATACTGTCCCATCAGTTCTATCACATTCCCCAATACTTGGATTTGCATATGATGGTAATCCAATTTATGGTCCATATGGATATGAAGATCCACTAGATTCTTCTTCTTCCATATCTAGAATGACATCTAGTTATGTTTTAAATAACTCCAGGACTCAAGGACCACCAACAAGAACTTACCCCCTGGGATCTTTTATTAATGATTATATCTACAGACACAATAGTGGATCTCTAGATGAGAACAATGGCAGATTTTGTGTAACACCAGATTATCCAGAAGGAACTTATGCATACTTCTTGACAATAGATGCATCACAAAAACCTGTATTCCCATATTTTGTTGGAAAGAATTTCTATTCTCTTCCAGTTGATAGCAATTATAATTCAAACATCAACCAAAATGATGTTCCTAAGAGTGCGAGAAGATTCTTCATTCCAGGTATGCCTGGTAATGGTGATGGTTTAATTGCAAAAATTTCCGATGTCAATTCTGGTTCTGTTGAAAGAATTCAAATTGATTCTTCATCAAATAATTTCTCGGTAAATTCTAATCTATACTTCAATAATAGAGGTACAGATGGTTTTGATGCTGAAGCTATTGTTTCTTCCGTAAATGGTAGAAATGTAAATTACCTGGAAAGTAAAGAAGATAAGGTAGTAAAATTAACTACAATACAAAATGCATACTTGTTTACAGATGACATATTAAGACAACCAGCTTCGGGAGCTTCTGGTCAGATTGTTGGTACAGTACAAAACGATAATGAGATTGTTTTGAGAAATGTCATTGGAACTTTCAACAATAGCGGTACTTTTTCGGCAGATATTAAGACATTTATTATACTATTAGATCAAGATAGTTCTTACACAGAAGGAGCTATTTTAAGTTTAACGGATGGTATCAACCCACCAATTGCTACCGCAGAAGTTCTAGAAAGCACAGATAGACAAAATACTGTTACGGTGAAAGTTCTATCTGGAACTTGGATTGTCGATGATGACTATTTCTTACAGTCAAGTAATCTATTCAATACAACTGGATCAAAAATTATTACATTAACATCCCTGAGTGATAACCTAGAACCATTTGTAGTGGATCAAAGTGTAGCTCTGATAGAAACAGATTCTCCACATGGTCTTGGTGTTGGCGATAAAGTTGTAGTTAGCATTTATCCAGATGATAGTACTAAGACAAAAACTTACTATCTAAGAAAGAGATTATATCAATCTGTAGTTTTTAGAGCTCCAGAAAATTCTACAAATATTAACTACAACGGTATTGGTAGATATCAAATTTTAAACGGGGGAGCAGATTATACGCCAGGTGTTTATAATAATGTTCCATTAACTGGTGGATCTGGAACTGGTGCTACTGCATCTATAACAGTATCATCATCTGGGGTTGTTTCTTCAGTTGTTATTCAGTCTGGAGGATCTGGTTACAGAAAAGCAGATTATCTTGGCGTTGACGATCAGGACTTGCAGAGGTCTGGAGCTTCATTAAGTTCATCTAGACTTACACTTTATGTAGATCACGCTGGAATGAAGTTCTTTAGAATCAACTGTTTTCACTTTGAAAACAACAGTAGGATTTTCTGCTGGAGATTTAATCAAGGTTGGAAATGAAATAGTACAAATAACATCTATTAATGGCAACAATGCAATTGTTGTTCGAGCAAGAGAAGGAAGCAAAGCAGTAGATCACTATAACAATCAGTTTGTTGAATTATATAAACCAAGATATAATTTTTCAGATAATTTTAGAATTACTACAAATGCTGGTTCTGGTTATATTCAATCATATGATTTTGAAACACAGAAAGCAACAATAGTATTTGAATATTCCACTCAAATTCTCACAGCAGAAAAAATTGAACTGACGACAACATTCTTCGATGAGAGTACTCCATCACAAAGATTAGTAAGAGTTCAAGAAATAGGAGAATTAGACTTCAAGTTTGAATTTTCTGAAGATAACATAAATTTTGTTTCAAATCCAAATATCAATATTCAAGAATTTTACAGATATATTTTTGATACATCACACCCATCTTTGACTGGAACTTATTTTGATTTAAGTCCAAGTAGAAATTTTAATATTGAAACTGTGGAAAAAATCGAATCCGTAATTCAGCCAGGTAATGCTGGTTCGTTTACCGATCTTAAATTTGGTTTTGGGGCTAGATTAGCAGATAATACCTATACAAATAAAGTTGGAACGGATTTTGCTAATTTCTATTATTTTGATCGAAATGGAATTGTTAATTCAGAAGGATCATACTTTAAAATCATAACAGATCCTCTACAGGGCACAAAAACAGTTACATATGTAACTCCAAATAGATTTGTCTATGGACTAGATTCAACGCCTCTGTGGGATGGAT